GATATTTACAGAGAACTTGGTGCATATAATGTCTTGATGTATTCAAGAATTGAAAATGATAATCAAAATCCAGATTTTATTACAGGAAATGAAATCGCAAGAATAGGTATTGTTGAAAACCCTGAGCAATTTGGTTCAACGACTTTACTTTCTGCTGATAAAGCAAGTGCAACGGGTGCCCTTAAACTTGTAGGAACTGGATATAGCACTGCAACCTTCACAGCAGACTCTTACTTTACACAAACAATTTCTACTGGCACCACTGCTGTTGCAAGAGTTATAAGTTACAACCAAACAACAGGTGTTCTTAAATATTGGCAGGATAGATCTTTAGCAGGTTTTAATACTGTAGGAACTGCAAACACACAACCTACTTATGGATTTGAGTTGCAAGATTTTACTGCTTCTCCAGGAACTGGAGGATCGTTAACAATCGTCCCCTCATCAGGACAAAATTTGACTATTGATGATTCTTTCTCAGGTATTTCTACCGTAATAAATAATCGTACATACTATCTTGGTCAAAGTTTTACTAGTGGTCTTGCAGATCCAGAAGTCAAAAAGCATTCTGGAAACATTATTTACGTTGACAATCGACCATCAATTACAAGGTCAGTGAACCAAAAGGAAGACATAAAAGTTATTTTGCAGTTCTAAAGAATTATGCCTCAACAAACGAACCTCAACGTAGCTCCATACTTTGACGATTTTGATCCAGCGAGCGATTATCATAAGGTATTATTCAAACCTGGATATCCAATTCAGGCTAGGGAACTAACGAATTTACAATCAATCCTTCAGAATCAAATTGAAAGATTTGGTCAGCATTTTTTCAAAGAAGGTGCAAAGGTAATACCAGGAAACACGGGATATAGTCAGTCATATTACTGTGTTCAGTTACAAAATACCTTCCAAGGGGTTCCTGTGTCTGCATATGCAGATCAACTCATTGGAACTAAAATTACTGGTCAATCATCAGGAGTCAGTGCATATGTTGACAGCATTCTCCTTCCAGAAAATTCTGACAATGGAAATCTGACACTTTATATCAACTATTTAAATTCAAGTACTGCAAATAATTCAACTCAACAGTTTACTGACGGTGAGTTATTATCATGCAATGAAATAATTACCTCTGGATTGTTAGGTAATTCAACAATTGTTGCAGGAACACCTTTTGCAAATGCACTTACAACCGGTGCTAATGCAGTTGGATCATCATTTCAGATTGAAGAAGGTGTTTATTTTGTTAGAGGAAATTTTGTAAATGTTGCTAGAGAAACACTAATTCTCGATCAATATTCTAACACTCCAAACTATAGAATTGGTCTCTTTATTAATGAAGAGATTATTACTTCTGATCTTGATGAAGCACTTAACGATAATTCTCAAGGATTTAACAATTACTCAGCACCTGGTGCAGACCGTTTAAAGATAACTTTAAGTCTTTTCAAAAAAAGTCTTGATAACTTCAATGATAATAATTTCATTGAACTGGGTACAGTTGTCAACGGTGTTTTAAGAACAAAGGCAAAGAAAGGTGTTTTTGGAACAGGTTCTTCAGGTAACAGTAATTTTGATGACGTATTAGCAAGAAGAACTTTTGATGAGTCTGGTAATTATTATGTAAAACCTTTTGATGTAACACCACTAAACTCACTTAATGATAACATTGGTAATGGAGGAATTTTTCAAGAAGGACAATTTACTCCAGGAGGAATCCCTGCATCTGATAGTTTAGCACTTTATAAGATTTCCCCAGGTAAAGCATATGTTAAGGGTTATGAAATTGAAACTCTAAATGCTGTTTATATTGATGTACAAAAACCAAGAACAACAAGAACTTTAGAAAATCAAAATATAATTTACAACACAGGTCCAACTCTCAACGTAAATAGAGTTTTTAGATCTCCAACTGTTGGATTTGGAACTTATTTCGTAAGTCTAAGAGATCAGAGGGTTGGATCTAGTCAAGAATCTGCACCTGGTAAAGAAATTGGATTAGCTAGAGTATATGATTTTAAATTAGAATCTGGTTCATATGATGCAACTAACTCGGATCTTAATGAATGGAATTTATCACTCTATGATATTCAAACAACTGTTGATTTATCACTAAACAGAGCAGAAACACTAAGTATTCCAACTTTTGTGAAAGGTGCAAATAGTGGTGCTACAGGTTTCTTAAGATATGCAGTTTCTGCTGGAACGGCTGTCACAGTTTATGAAACCGAAGGAAGTTTCATACCAAACGAATCTTTAATTTTTAATGGTATTCAAAATGGTAGAACAGCAATTGCTGTTACTGAGCACGGTATTTCTGATGTTAAATCTATTTACAGCACTAACAATGGTGTAATTGGAATTAACACATTTAGTGCTGATGTTGTTCAAGAAACAAGATTTAGTGTAGGTATTGCAACTGTAAGTCCTTTATCTGGTGGTATTAGCACTGTCAAGGCAAGAAATCCACTTTTTCCAGGAACTTTAATTAAAGAAAATGATATTGTAGAGTACACTGATACAACTGCGGGTAGAAATAATGATCCTATTTTTGCAAGAGTTGTCAGTGTTGGTACATCAGATTTCACAGTTGCCACAACAACTGCTGTAGCAGGAATCTCAAGTGGATTCCTTCCATCATCTACTTTAGATGTGACAGATTTAAAGGTACTCACTACAAAATTATCATCGGTTTCTGATAACACCTTATACACACCACTTGCTAAAGCTAACATTTCAAATGTTGATTTAACAGATGCTTCATTAACAATTAGAAAGACATTTACTGTAAATATTGCTAGTAATCAACTTTCTACACAAATTGTAGCAGATACTAACGAAACATTTCTTCCCTTTGATGAAGAAAGATATTTGCTTACAAGATCTGATGGTGCAACAGAAACTCTCACCTCAGATAAATTTGATATCGGTGCTAATGGAACTACCCTTCAAATTAGAAATTTAGGCACTAATGATACCGGAGCAACTCTTGTTGCTACTTTAAGAAAGTTAAAACCTAAGGCAAAAGTTAAAATTAAAAATAGAGTCAATTCTGTTATTATTGACAAATCAAAACTTCAAGGTTCTGGAATTGGAACCACTACCCTTAATAATGGACTGACATATGGAAGTTATCCATTTGGAACAAGAGTTGAAGATGAAGTCATTTCACTAAATGTTCCTGATGTTCTTGAAATTCATGGAATTTATGAATCGGCAGGAACTGGAGCACCTTCTGCTCCTTTGATGACCCTCAATACAATTAACAGTGCATCAACAACTGTAGAAGAATTATTAATTGGTGAGCAGATAATCGGTCAGACTAGTGGTGCAGTTGCAATTGTTGCAACTAAAACAAATAATACGACAATTGAGTACATTTCAAAAAATGAATTTGTATTCATAGAAGGTGAAACGATTGAGTCTCAAGAATCCTCTGTTAGAGGAATAGTTTCTAATCTTTCGACTCCAAGTTTCAATATTTCCTCAAATTATAAGTTTAGATCAGGTCAAGAAGGAACTTTCTATGATGTTGGTTCTATCAAGAGAAATGCAGATTCTATTTCACCATCTAAACAACTAAAAGTATACTTTAAGAGTGCATTTTTTGATAGCACTGATGATGGTGATATTACTACAGTTAATTCCTATAATCAATTTGACTATTCCACTAAGGAAATTAAACTCGTCGATGATAGAAGAGTAACTGATATTATTGATATAAGACCAAGGGTGTCAAATTACACAGTCTCTGAATCTGTTAGATCTCCATTAGAATTTTTAGGAAGATCATTTGATAATTCAGGACAGACTGCAGCAAATCCATTAGCTTCAGATGAGGCAATTCTCGCAGATGTTTCATATTATCAAGGAAGAATTGATAGGGTGTTCTTATCAAAAGATGGTAGATTCCAAGTAATATATGGAACACCATCAGACGATCCGCAAACACCAGAGGCAGTTGATGATGCAATTGAAATTTGTACTGTAGAACTTCCAGCGTATCTCTATACTCCAGGAAATGCAAGATTGTCTTTCTTAGAGCACAAAAGATATCGTATGCAGGATATCAAAAAACTTGAAAATAGAATCAGAGGTCTTGAATACTATACATCTTTATCTCTCCTTGAAAAAGAAACTGCAAATCTTTTTGTTCCTGATTCTGATGGTCTTAACAGATTTAAATCTGGATTCTTTGTAGACAATTTCTCAGATTTCTTACCACAAGAACAATCAGTAGATATTAAAAATTCAATTGATAGGAAAGTTAATGCTTTAAGACCAAAGCACTATACTAATTCAGTAGATCTTATTTTTGGTCCAGTTGTAGATCCTGATACAAACGATGATCCAAATTTTGCTGCCATTGAAGGTAATAATGTAAGAAAAGCAAATGATGTTGTAACACTTGATTATTCTGAAGTAGAGTTTATCAAGCAATCATTTGCAACTAGATCCGAGAGTGTGACTCCATTCTTAATTAGTTTCTGGAACGGTACTCTTGAACTCACACCAGCAACTGATAATTGGGTTGATACAACTAGACTTGAAGCAAAGATTATTGAAACTGAAGGAAACTATGCTGAAACATTTAATGCTCTTGCTCAAAATGGAACCATAGATCCGCAAACTGGATTTGGTCCTATCGTATGGGATTCATGGGAAACTAACTGGACAGGAGTAACTGAATCGACAACCACTAGGAGAACAGTTCTTGATAATGATCCAGGTGGTGCTCCAATTCGTAGACGTGCTCATAATGGATGGGGATGGGTTCCTGGTGCATGGACTGAAACATTTGTTGAAGTCGGCACTGGAACAAGAGAAGAGGTTCTCCGAACAAGAACTGAAGTTGGTACAAGATCTCGTTCTGGAGTGAGAACTATTG